AGTTAATAAAGATTTATTGATTCCGAGAATTGGACTCGAAAGAGCCAATTCTTGGGAAACAATAATGACCCAAAGTTTTTCAACTGAATTAGGAGAAATCTCCTATTCTGTTGGAAATCCTATGGGTGCTTATTCATCTTGGAATTCTACAACACTAGCACATCACTTTGTGGTGTGGAAGTCTTGTAAAAACAAAGGTATTAGTTGGAAGACACTATCCTATGCTATGTTAGGTGATGATCTAGTAATAGGTCACCCTATCATTGCTAAGGAATACTGTCGACTGATTAGAACCCTTGGAATTCATTGGTCAAAAGAGAAGACCCACGTTTCATCTCACTTCTTTGAATTCGCTAAGCGAATTCATTGGAGTAATATGGACGTAAGCCCTTTCCCTATTGCAGGATTATGGTCTGAACGTAACCGACCTCTCGGTCAAATTCAGGTCCTTGATAATGCAATTAGTAAGGGGTGGTTTTCGGCTTCTGAATGCTTGGAGTCCCTTGATGAATACTTTAGTTTACAGGGGTATCCCCGTCGTCTTAGGACGAAGAGGGTACTCTTGATGACTAAAGCATGGCATGTTATTGCCATCTTACAGAAAAGATCTTCGGCACTGGAATTACTTCCTTTTGTGGCAAAGATTTCAACTGTCGTCGCTGAAAAATTAGATGAAGATAAGATTTATAATGTTCTTATCTCCAGTATAATGCTCAGCTTCGTTGATTCATCGTCAAACTTACTTGATACTAAGAAGCATAAAGATGGTCTTGGCCAATTGGCTGAAACTATCACTATGTTCTTAACATCATTTATGTTTGAACCGGGACTTGAAGATGCTGTCTATCTTCCAGAATCCCTCCCCTGCACACATGTGTGGGGGGTGGTCTCTGAAGATTATCTACGAGCACAAAAGGAAGCTTATATAATAGACACCATTCGGAAAGGTGATTGGGATCCTTTATTAAAGAATCTCAAAATACCTGTTTCCGATACCAGTTTTTATTTTGGTAGAAAGGTTGATCTACTATATTTGCACTCCTCTGTGATCGTAGAGAAGTTCGAAGAGAATATCAAGCAATTGGCGATTTATCCGCAGTTGATCTGACCAACCAACTTTTGGGTAATTCCTATTGCTTGAATTTCTTCCAACTATAAGATCAGCT